CGCCCAACACAATAAAATCTCAACTTTAAAATCACTAATAAAACTTATCAATTTAGATACAGCAAACTCGAAATATTCTCTACATAAACACACTAATACTTTAATAGAATCGGTCGCAAAACTCTGCGCATCAAAAAACACATCTTTCATTTGTAACTTTTTTCTAATTAACTTTAACTCTAAATCCGACAACTCATTATGATCAAAATATCTAGTTCGAGTTTCATAAGTATTCAAAATAACATCACACATCCAAATCAAATGCTTCGTTCTATCAAAAGGGTCTATAATAACATAACTATCACAAGGAATATCTTTTTGCATTTTGTTTACAAACACATTAGAATCTAAATCATATTTCTTATACAAAATTCTACCTTTATAAGAACCTTCAACAAATTTAACTTGCGAAAAATCAAAGACATTAGCTCTTCTAAACAGCGCTCCAATATCACCAATACCATCATCTTTAGTTATGCCATGTAATCCCATAAACTGATTCGTACTAACTAAAACTATCTCACTACTAAACACCTTAGTATCCTTTAATTTTTCATTAGCACAATCCAATTTGTATTGCAAAGGTGCAATCATATTAACAAAATTTCTCCATTGGCTCGGACCCTGGGCTCCAACGTCATCCATAACGAACAATTTCTGTCCACCATATGTATCGTAAAAATCTTTGCCATCAGCTGTCGGCTTAACAACATGCGCATAAGTAGGCATATTTAATATTTTTATTAATTGGTGCATCATGGTAGACTTACCTGTTCCCGGAGGTCCTTCACAGACAAAGAAAACTGGTTCAACTCTTTTTATAGTTTCTATATCTAAAACTTGTTTAAAAATATAACAAATTTTCTTATATAAAGCGTCAAAACCACCATCTCTCCTAACTAACATTTGACTCTTAGGTGAATCCCATTCTTTCTTTAAATTTTTTATTTCATCTCTAACAAAAGGACTATACATCTCTTTAGGTTGAGCTTCAACTTGTGCTATCAACTTCTTCGTTCTTCTAACCATTAAACTAGAAGACTGAAAATTAGCTAAATTTTTAAATGAATCACGTAAATCTTCACTTAAAAAGGGAATATAATCCAACAACTTTACACAAAATTCTAACAAAACACCTACAAAATCAATAAACATATTAGGCGTGTCTAACATTTTAATATTCGTGAACGACGTTAACTTTCTAAAGATATTTCCTAAATCCTCAGGCAACATCATACATAAAGTAGCTAGTGCTATATGCTCAATACTTTCTTTCTTAAATAATACATCTGTGTTTGATACCTTCATATACAAACTATACAAATCAATCAACAAATGTGATATATT